AACAGAGAAACAAGCGTAAAAACCTATTTACCGATTAGCTTGCTTACAAATCTCAAGCTAAATGACAGGCTCGTAATCAGAGACAAGCGCTATACCATTAATGACATGAAGTCTAACATAACCACAGGCCAAGTTGATTTTGTTTTATTGAATGATTTTACTGAGGTTATTGGAGAGGGCGGAGGCAAGCCGCCTGTACCTATTCAGCCATCAGACCAAGCGCAATGTTTAGACGTTAGAATATTATTTCCTAATGGAGCAAATAATGCAACCATAACAACAACGGATCCTGGAGTAACCATAACGCCAAGTACATTGTCAACAGATGGCTCAGTAGAGGTTTGTATTCCTGCAAATCCGAATACATTAGATTTACTTGTTACTGAGGATGATGCAAACTACATAAACTCGGAGGATTTTATAAGGCTAAGAACAGAACAGGGCGATGTAGAGATTTATACAATTACAGTTACTTATGACTATCCTGATGGAACGCAAGTAGCAAATCAAATATTTATACAACAACAACCATAATGCTAAAGAACATAATAGACTTACTACAGATAGACGATTTTATAGAGGAAAGCTACAATATACAAATAGCAAAAGGTTTATACGCAATGCCAAAAGGTTTTAATGAAGGTTGGAAACAAGTTAAAAGAGAAATACATATAAAAAAGCAGAATAATGGCGGTAAATAAAACCATAAATGTTAAAATCAATAACAATTTTGAGGAAACAGCAGAGGATCTCAATGACTTAAATGATGGCCTAAAGCAAACAGCAGAAGCATCTGAGGAAGCGTCAGAATCAACGGCTGAAATGAGCAGCAACTTAGCAGGCATGAATCCTGCAATCGCAGGAGTTATTGGCGCATTTGGCAAATTAAAAACAGGTTTAGCATCTGTCGGCAGAGCTTTTTTTACGCTCAGAGGCGCTATAATTGCATCAGGTATTGGAGCATTAGCTTTGGCGATAATTTCAGTAACTCAAGCATTTAAAGGCTCAGAAGAAGGGCAGAATAAGTTTTCTAAATTGATGTACGGAATAGGTGTTATCATGGACAACATACTAGACCTTTTAGCAGACCTTGGGGAGATGTTAATATCAGCGTTTGAAAATCCAATAGAAACAATAAAAAACTTTGGTAAAGCAATAATAGATAACATTATTACAAGATTTGAGGGTATGCTTGAATTGATACCTGCTATTGGTAGTGCTATTGCTGAGTTATTTAGTGGTAACTTTAAAAAAGCAGGGCGTATAGCATCTAATGCTATGGGTAAGGTAGTTTTTGGTATTGAAAATGTAGTTGAAAAAACAGAAAAAGCTATAGAGGTGTCTGCTGAGTTTTTAGCGCAACAAAAAGAAGAACTTAAAATTGCAGCAGAAATTTCTGATGCTAGAGCAAAAGCAGATAAATTAGAAAGAAATCTGCTTGTAGAAAGGGCAAAATTACAAACAGACATATCTAAATTAAAACTAAAGTCTAGGGAAGAAGATACGGTTAGCGCTGAGGAAAGAAAAAAGGCTTTAGTAGATGCTCAGGCTTTAGAGGATAGCTTGCTTAAAAAGGAGCTAGAAGTGGCTCAGTTAAGGTTTGATTCTATAAGAAAAGAAAACACGCTAGCACGTTCAACAAAAGAGGCTAAGGATGCAGAGGCGCAAGCTGAGGCAGATTTATTTAATATTATATCTAGGCGAACAGATGCTCAAAGGTCAACACAAAGAGAACTTAATAGGGTAAATAAAGAAATTGCTAGAATTGCAAAAGAACGCCAAAAAGTAGAAACAGCAGCCTTAGAGTATGGCGTTGAGTTTACTAAGCAAATGACTAATGAGGAAATAACTGTATTAACTGAGGCAGCAAAAGCTAAATACGACTTAATAGTCAAGGAAGGGCAGGAACGTATAAAATTGCAAGATGCTCAGGATAAACTGAGGATCGATTTAATGGATGACGGTTTTGATAAAGAGCTTGCTAAATTAGTTGCAGAATCTGAGGCAAGGTTAGCCATAGCAAAAGACGATAAAGAATTACAGCTAGAAATAGAGGCAGATTTTCAAAAGAAATTAAAAGCATTAGAGGAAAAGACATCTAAGGAAATAAAAGACCAAAAAATTAAAGATGCTAAAGCCACAGCAGAAGCTGAAAAGAAAATTCAAGATGCTCAAATTTCAAACGTAGAGGCAGGAATAAGTTTAATAAAAAGCCTAGCAGGAGAAAATAAAAAGGTGCAAGCGGCAGCATTGATTGCTGAGAATGCAGTAGGTATTGCTAAAACTATTATAAACACGCAAACAGCAAACGCAGCAGCCTTAGCAACTCCGCAGGCTATCTTAACAAGTGGAGCAGCAGCAGCTCCTGTTATCGCTGCCAATAATATTGCAGCAGGTATTAGTATTGCGGCATCTGTAGCAGCAACAGCGCAAGGTCTTAGCGCATTAGGAACAGGCGGAAGCCCTGAAGGCGGAGGAAATTTACCTGCAGGAGGCGGAGGCGGAGCGCAAGCGCCAAGTTTTAACGTTGTCGGAGACTCAGGCGTTAATCAGCTCGCTGAATTACAGCAGCAGCCTGCTCAGGCCTATGTCGTCAGCGGAGAGGTTACAACAGCTCAGGCGCTAGATAGGAACAGAGTACAAAATGCAACACTTTAAATAAAATTAAGTTATATAGACATGAGAATAGTAGAGCTAATTATTGACGAGAATGACGAGGCTAGCGGTATTGATGCGATAAGCCTAGTTGAAACTCCTGCGATTGAAAGTAACTTCATTGCGCTAAATAAACACGAATTATTGTTGAAGGAAATAGACAGCGAGAAACGGATCCTAATGGGGCCTGCACTCATTCCTGACAAATCTATTTATAGACGTAATGATAACGGAGACGAATACTACATATAATTTAGCAAGGATACTGTACGAAAAGCTAGCGAGTTATTCTTTAAAAAGTCAAACCATCAGAATGCTACCTACGAGCATGAGAGAAAAATTGACAACATGACTATTGTTGAATCCTGGATTGTTGAGGATCCTGCAAAAGACAAGACAGCTCTTTACGGAATGGATGTACCTGCAGGGACTTGGATGGTTAGCATGAAAGCAGATGACGAAAAGATATATAACGAAGCAAAGGAGGGTACTATTAAGGGCTTTTCTATTGAGGGGTATTTTGCGGACAGATATGATTTAAAAAAGGATACATTTGAAAGCCTAGAGCGAGAGTATTTGGTTGAAGAGTTAAAGGAGTTTTTAGATGTTACAGAGCTAGAATCATTTAACGACTATCCTGATGCTGTAAGCAACAATGCAAAGCGAGGTATTGCCTTAAATGAAAAGGTAAATAATAAGTGCGCGACAAGGGTGGGAAAAATCAGAGCAAAGCAGCTTGCTAATAAAGAAAAAGTCTCAGAGGCAACCATCAAAAGAATGTACTCTTATTTAAGCAGAGCAGAGGTATATTACGAAAAAGGCGATAAGGAAAGCTGCGGATATATCTCATACTTATTATGGGGAGGGAAATCAGCAAAGAATTGGGCAGAATCTAAAATTAAACAGTTTGAAAAGTAGCCAAACAGGAAGACTAGGAGGCAGAAAGGCTTGCCTATGTAAAAACGGAACATACAGCGTAAAATGCTGCGATGGTTCTATATGGGCGCAAGGTATAGGCAGAACTAGTAAACATTCAACAGAGGATGCTTATAAGTATCTAATAACAAACTGCGCCACAAGCCATACTCATATAGTACATATACATGGAAGTGAGTTAATTGTAGGCAACGTTTACTATTTCAACTTTGAAAACACGAACCACAACGGATGCTATACAGTTACAGAGGCTCATGTAGGCGAAGGCTTGCATATTAATTCAGTAGTTGCTTACGTTGATTGCGATGCTTGTATAGCTGCTAATTAAAACCAATTTGCAACAGAAATAGCATTATTCAGTTATATACCTAGAAACAAATAATAAAATGAAAGAAATAACATTACTTAACAAAGTACGCGAGCTACTCGGAATGGAGATAAAGCTAGAACAAAGAAAGCTAGAAGATGGCGTTACAATTATTGAAGCAGATGCTTTTGAGGCAGAGGCTGAGGTTGTAATTATAACGGAAGATGAACAAAAAATACCTTTACCTATTGGCGAGTACAAAATGGAGGACGGAATGATTTTAGTAGTTGCTGAGGAAGGCATTATAGCAGAAATCAAAGAAGAGGCCGCAGAAGAGGAAGTTATTGAAGAGGAAGCAGAAAAGGAATACGAAGAGAAAGAGGAAGACATGGCAGCAGAAGAGGCTAAGCCTGTTAAAAAGGTAGTTGAATCTGTAAGCAAAGAAACTTATTTCACAGAAATCGAAGCTTTGAAAAAAGAAAATGAAGAGCTAAAATCTCAGATTGAAAAACTTTCTAAAGTTGAGGAAGTAACTGAGGAAGTAGTTGAGGAAGTAGTTGAGGAAAAAACGGAATTATCTACAGAGGAATTGGATCCTGCAGTTAAGCCTATTTCTTTCAATCCTGAAAACAAACAAGAAACAGAAAGAATTTTGTACGCTCAGAATAGAACAGAAACAACTCTAGACAGAATTTACAGAAAATTAAATAAATAATTAATAATTAAAACCTAAAAATTATGGCAGACCAGCCAACTTTTCCAGGAAGCACTTATAACGGCCAAGCAGCAGGTAAATATATCTCTGCGGCACTTTTAAGCGCTCCAACAATCGAAAACGGTGGAGTAACCGTTTTAGAAAATGTTAAATTCAAAGAAGTATTACAAACTTTGGATACTAACACATTATTAACTGACGCAACTTGCGACTTCGATGATACTCGTACCGTTACTATGGGTGAGTCTGTACTTGAAGTAAAAGATATGCAAGTAAACCTACAACTTTGTCGCTCACAATTCCATAATTCATGGTCAGCGGCTGAGATGGGCGCATCTGCATTCGCAGACATTCCTGCATCTTTTGAAGATTACCTACTAGGTTATGTTGCTTCTAAAGTAGCAGCTTCAAATGAGACTTTACTTTGGACAGGTGTTGCAGGAGCAAATGCTTATGATGGTATTACTACAATCTTAAATGCAGCAGGCCTTCCTGCAGCTCAGGATATTGCAGCGGTTGCTATTGACGCAGCGAATGTAATCGACCAAATGGGTGCTGTAGTTGACGCTATTCCTACAACGGTCTACGGAGCTGAGGATTTAAAATTGTATGTTTCTTCCAATGTCGCAAGGGCTTACGTCCGCGCACTCGGAGGATTTGCAGCAGCAGGTCTTGGAGCAAACGGTACTGACAACAAAGGAACGCAATGGTACACAAACGGAGCATTATCTTTCGATGGTATTCCTGTATTTGTTGCTAACGGATTAGCAGACAATAACATGGTAGCAGCGCAAACTAGCAACCTATATTTTGGAACATCTTTACTAGCAGACCACCAAGAGGCAGCGGTAATTCCTGTACATTTATACGACGGAAGTGACAACGTGAGAATTGTTATGAGAATGTCTTGTGGCGCTCAGGTAGGTATTCCTAACGATTGCGTAGTTTATTCTTAATAATTAATCAGAATTAGAAAAAGGTGGGTAAGATTGCCTGCCTTTTTTTATTCATAAAAACTAAATAAAATGGCGTGTGACATCACAGCAGGTCGAATTGAACAGTGCAAGGACTCCGTTTCAGGACTCAAGGCCATGTATCTAATCAATTACGAAGACCTAAATTCAGATTCTCCTACGTATGTAACTTACGGAACAGGAGACAACATTGACGAGATTACAGATTGGATTCCTGTAGACGATACAACTCAACTTACTATGTACAAATTCGAATTGAAGAGTACAGCTAATTCATTCACGACAGCAATTAACTCTAGTCGTGACAATGGGACAACATTCTTTGAACAGACTTTAGTGGCAGCATTAAAGAGACAAGACGTTGTAACTCACAAGAATGTGAAACTTTTGGCGTATGGCAGACCACGTATAGTTATACGTACTATGACAGACCAATTCTTTTTAATGGGCTTAGACCAAGGCGCTGACGTCTCTGCAGGTGAAATTTCTAGTGGAGCTGCACTTGGTGACTTTAACGGATACTCGTTGACGTTCACAGCGCAAGAGGAACTACCTGCTAACTTCTTATTAGCAACTAGCGAAGCAGACTTAAAATCATTGTTTGAGAATACTGCAGGTCCTGCATTAATCAACGACGGAACAGTATAAGTTTCCTTACCTTTCATAATGTGTAATTAAGCGTCTAGAAATAGGCGCTTTTTTTGTTTCCAGGATCCAATAAGAAACAAATAATACCAAAATCAGTTATATATACAGCATGATAATACTACAGCCTATATTAACAGAGCAGAGTTTTAGCTTTATACCTAGAAGTCAAACCTATGACGGTTTATTTATTAGAGGCGAATCTACAAATGTTACAACCGAGATAACAATTACAAGCAGCGTAAATGGAGATTATTACGATACCATAAACGCAACGTTTGTAAATGGAGATTTTAGCCTTGTTAAAGATTCCTTTTATACCTTAGAGCTAAGAAATGGCGCAGCGATAGTGCATAAAGACAGAATCTTTGTAACTGACCAAACGCCTGTAGTTAATTATTCCGTAAATGATGGCGAGTACATATCCAACGTCAGCACAAATGAATTTATAATGTATGAGTAACAACGTTCACATATTAGAGCTTTCAGGTTATGAAGCTCCTGTAATCAAAGAATCTAAACGAGACAATTGGGTTGAGTACGGAGATGACAATAACTATTACGGTTATCTCATTGACAGATACACGAATAGCACAACAAATAACGCTATTATAAACAACGTTATCCG